GTAAGTTTACATATTCAAACCAAGAGTCTTATCGTCTCGACCATATTGCCTTCGTTGAACTCGGACAAAGAAAGGTAGACCATAGCGAGTACGAAAACTTCAAAGACTTCTATACCCGTGATTGGCAGAAGTTCATGGAGTACAACATCCAAGACGTTGAACTTATTGACCGATTGGAAGATAAGATGAAGTTGCTTGAACTTGCTATCACCATGAGCTATGACGCTAAGGTGAATTTTGAAGATGTGTATAGTCAAGTACGCATGTGGGACACGATGATTTATAACTATCTTACGGATAGGAAAGTTGTTGTTCCTCCTAAGAAAGGTGCTAAGAAGGATGAAAAATACGCAGGAGCATACGTCAAGGAACCGATTCCTGGAAAGTATGATTGGGTTGTGTCTTTTGACCTTAACAGTCTGTACCCTCACCTTATTATGCAGTACAACATCTCGCCAGAGACACTTGTTGACCAGAGGCATCCAACGGCAACAGTTGATAAGATTCTTGCAGAGTCGCTAGACATTAATGGTGAGTATTGTGTCTGTGCAAATGGTGCCCAATATCGCAAAGATATTCATGGGTTCCTACCTGAAATGATGCAGAAGATTTATGATGAACGAACCATTTATAAGAAGAAAATGCTTGCCGCCAAGCAGTCCCTTGAACATGCCAAGACATCTGCAGAGACCTTGGCACTACAAAAGGATATATCAAAATTTAATAACATCCAAATGGCACGAAAAATCCAACTTAACAGTGCCTATGGTGCCATTGGAAACCAATACTTCCGATACTACAATCTGGCAAATGCTGAGGCAATTACTCTCTCGGGGCAAGTCTCGATTCGTTGGATTGAGGGGAAGGTAAACCAATATCTAAACAAATTACTTAAAACGGAGGACCATGACTATGTTATTGCCAGTGATACTGACAGCATCTATATCTGTCTTGATTTACTTGTCCGTTCTGTATTTGATGCACGAGATGTTCCAGCGGAGAGGATTGTCAGCTTCCTCGATGCTGCTTGTAAGGAACGAATCGAACCATTCATCGACAAGTCGTATCAAGAACTAGCAGACTACGTTGGTGCCTATGAACAGAAGATGTTCATGAAGCGAGAGAACATTGCTAACAAAGGTATCTGGACTGCAAAGAAACGATACATTCTCAATGTCTGGGACAGCGAGGGTGTTCGTTATGAAAAACCAAAACTGAAAATCATGGGATTGGAGGCAGTTAAGTCTTCTACTCCCGCTGCTTGTCGCACTGCTATTAAGGAGTGTATGCAAGTTATTATGAATAAAGATGAGGAAGCAGCACAGCAATTTATTGCTAAGTTTAAGGAAGAATTTTCATCATTACCAATTGAAGATATTTCATTCCCCCGAGGGTGCAATGGAATAAATAAGTGGTCCAATCCTGCAACAATCTATAGCAAAGGAACACCCATTCATGTTCGTGGCGCGTTGCTGTACAACTTCTATAACAAGAAGAACAAACTTACTCACAAGTATCCCTTGATTCAAGACGGAGAGAAAATCAAGTTTGTCTATCTGAAGACCCCAAACAAAATCAACGAGAATGTAATCAGTTATCTGGGTACATTCCCGAAGGAGTTTGGTCTTGACAAACAGGTAGACTATGACTTACAATTCTCAAAGTCCTTCCTTGAACCTATCAAAGTACTTATGGATACGATTGGATGGCAACCTGAAAAAATCGCATCACTGGAGTTTCTATTCGGATGAAGAAAACAACGTTTGTAGTATCTTACCAAAAAGCATTTGGTTTCTCTGCAAGAGAGGAAAAGACTTTTAATGATCTACAAGACGCACAATGGTTTGAGCGTGCCATGAAACGTTCTAATCACATTACAACATTATTGGAGGTTAAGGAGTGAATTTTCTACAGGATGTAGCAAAGGAGATTGGTAATGAGTATGCAGGACTTGTCAGCGATGGTGTCGCAGCAGGAGACACTGCTGATTTCATTGATACTGGTAGTTACATTTTCAATGCTCTGGTTAGTGGTTCAATCTTTGGTGGAGTCCCCTCAAACAAAATCACTGCTATCGCTGGTGAGTCTTCTACTGGCAAGACTTTCTTTTGCCTTGGGATTGTCCAGCATTTTCTTGACAGCAATCCCGATGCTGGGGTAATTTATTTTGAGTCTGAGTCTGCTATTTCTAAACAGATGATTGTTGACCGTGGCATCGATGCTGAGCGCATGATGATTGTGCCTGTTGCAACCATCGAACAGTTCCGAACTCAGTCTTGTCGTATCCTTGACAAGTATATGGAGCAGGATGTTGCTGACCGTAAACCTCTGATGTTTGTTCTGGACTCTCTGGGTATGCTCTCTACCGAGAAGGAGATTGCAGACGTTGCTGCTGACAAGCAGGTTCGTGACATGACCAAGAGTCAACTCATCAAAGGTGCATTCCGTGTGCTCACTCTGAAACTGGGCAAGGCAAATGTTCCCATGCTGGTTACCAATCATACCTATGATGTCATTGGTGCTTACATGCCTACGAAAGAAATGGGTGGAGGTAGTGGTCTGAAGTATGCATCTTCTACCATCATCTATCTGTCTAAGAAGAAGGAGAAAGAAGGTACTGAGATTGTAGGTAATATTATTAAGTGTAAGGCACATAAGTCCCGTCTCACTAAGGAGAACTCTCAAGTTGAAACTCGTCTTTATTACGACCGTGGACTGGACCGCTATTACGGACTACTGGAATTGGGTGAGAAATACGGAGTATTCACCAAGCGGGGGAATCGCATCGTTGTTGGTGAATCTGCTATTTATCCTAAGTCTATTCTTGCTGATCCCGAGAAATACTTCACCGAAGAAGTAATGGCACAACTGGAAGAGGCAGCGGCACAGGAGTTCCGTTATGGCAACTAAATTAAGAGATTATATTCGACTGTATGATGGACTGGTTACTGAAGATTTTTGTCAAAAAGTTATCACCACTTTTCATGAATCCGACAGCGAGTATATTGATAGAGAGCAGCGACCTTCCTTCACGGAAATGAATGTCTCCAAAAGATATTTGGAAAAAGACCAGAAGTGGATGGGTATTCAAAAAAAGTTAAACGATGTTTTTGTTGATGTTGTTGACCTTTATATGAAAGACCTTGATGTTGGGAGTGATTTTCCTGCTCGATATGCATTTGAAGAGTTTCGTCTTAAACTGTATAACAACAATGGGCATGACCAGTTTAAAGACCATGTTGATGTTGGGGATTACAATTCTGCTCGTAGATTTTTGGTATTGTTTTTATATCTCAATGATGTAAACCAGGGTGGAGAAACAAATTTTCCTAGATTAAACTACCAAGTCATGCCTAAGTGTGGTAGAATATCTGTGTTCCCTGCTACGTGGCAGTGGAGACATGCTGGATTACCACCAGTATCAAATAAAAAGTACATCGTCGGCACTTACTTACACTACGTATGAATCTCGAAGTTACTATTCTCGGCAATCTTGTATATAACGAGAAGTATGCAAGAAAGGTTCTTCCTTTTTTGAAGTCTGATTATTTTACTGCAAGAGAATATAAAGTAATCTTCTTAGAGATTCATGAGTATATTAGTCAGTATGATGCAATGCCTTCGCTCAATGCTATTGGTATTGAGTGTCAGGAAAGAACTGACCTTACTGAAGAACAATTCAAAGATATTATAGAGGTACTCAATGTCCTTTCCAATGATACCGCAGACTTTGACTGGCTCGTTGATACTACGGAAAAGTGGTGCCAAGAGCGTGCGATATACATATCTCTTATGGAATCTGTCAAGATTGCTGACGGGCAGGATTCCAAACGCGATAAAGGTGCCATTCCGTCAATTCTTTCTGAAGCACTCGGAGTCTCGTTTGACCAACACGTAGGACACGATTATGTCTCGGATGCAGAAGCACGCTATGATTTCTATCATCGCAAAGAAGATAAAATCCCGTTTGACCTTTCGTTCTTCAATAAGATTACGAAGGGTGGTCTCCCTAACAAAACTCTCAATATCGCACTCGCTGGTACTGGCGTCGGCAAGTCTTTGTTTATGTGCCACTGTGCCGCTGCGACGCTTCTTCAGGGTAAGAACGTCCTTTATATCACGATGGAAATGGCGGAGGAGAAAATCGCTGAACGTATTGACGCAAATCTTCTCAACGTCCCGATCCAACAACTAGGTGATTTGCCTAAGTTGATGTTTGACAAAAAGATTGCGAACCTTTCTAAGAAGACTCAAGGTAAGCTAATTATTAAAGAGTACCCAACTGCCTCTGCTCATGTCGGACATTTTAAGTCTCTTATTAGCGACCTTGCTCTTAAGCGGTCTATTCGACCCGATATTATCTTCGTGGATTACCTTAATATCTGTGCTTCCCAGAGATATAAAGGCAGCATTGTCAACTCCTATACCTATGTCAAGGCAATCGCAGAAGAACTTCGGGGTCTTGCTGTGGAGTGTAACGTTCCTATTATCAGTGCTACGCAGACCACTCGTGCAGGTTACGGTAGCACTGACGTTGACCTTACTGACACTTCTGAATCCTTTGGTCTCCCTGCTACTGCTGATCTTATGTTTGCCCTTATTAGCACGGAGGAGCTTGAGGGCATGAATCAGATTATGGTCAAACAACTTAAGAACAGGTACAATGATATTGCTTCCAACAAAAGATTCTGTGTAGGTATTGACAGAGCGAAGATGAGGTTGTATGATGTAGAGGAGTCTGCTCAAGAAGACTTGGTTGACTCTGGTCAAGGTTCTCAAGAACAGCAGATTGATTTAGTTAAAAAGTTCACTGCAAAGAAAACATTCCAAGATTTGAAGTATGATTGATTTTATTAAGTATGCCCAATTCGTCAATGAGGTTACGTCGCAAGAGAGCAAGCATAATGATGTTTTCTTTGAACGACTTGCTTACCTCAAAGAGAAAAACTTTCCTTCCGAGCGACTGCTTACTGCTGCTGTAGGTCTCTGTGCCGAGTCTGGTGAATTCACCGAAGTCGTGAAGAAGATTATCTTCCAAGGAAAAGAACCGACCGAAGAAAATCTGTTTCACCTGAAGCGTGAAATGGGTGACATCATGTGGTACTTTATGCAAGCATGTATGGCACTAGATGTTTCTCCTGAAGAAATCATTGAGATGAATGTAGACAAACTCAAGTCTCGTTATCCTGGTGGTGAGTTTGATGTCCACTATTCTGAAAATCGCAAAGCAGGTGATGTCTGAAAAAGAAAAAGAGATTATGATTCAAATCCAACTGGAGAATATCTGCCAGTTGGTTGATGGTAAGATG